TTCTTTGAAGACCCTAAAACGGCAATTCACAAGACGATCGAGACGCACCCGGATGTTCTGGCCGCTCGCGAAGCAAGCGCCCAGTTCAAACTGTTGCAAACGAAGCAAAAGCTGTCGCAGGCACATCCTGACTATGAGCAGTTGATCAATAGTGAGGACTTTGTGAACTGGGTTAAATCATCCCCAGTGCGCATTGAGCTGTTTGCAAAGGCTGACGCTAGAGCAGATTTCGATTCGGCGAATGAGTTGTTTAGTACCTACAAAGAACTGCGCAATATTCGTGGTGAGCAGGTTAAGCAGCAGGCAACTGCCGCGCGCCAGCAGACCATGAAGGCAGCGCAAGTGGATAGTGGGGGTACAGGGGAGAGTTCAAAGCGGGTTTACCGACGTGCTGACCTTATTCGGCTGAAAATGACCGACCCAGCCCGGTATGACGCACTGTCTGAGGAAATCATGGCGGCGTATCAAGAGGGGCGGGTCAAATAAACTTTTGACTTTTTAGGAGCTAGACATGGCTAACACAGCTTTTTCCCCAGCAAATAGCGTTACCCCAACAACAGCAGCAACCTTCATTCCAGAGATTTGGAGTGATGAAATTGTTGCCGCCTATAAGAAGAACCTCGTCTTGGCCAATCTGGTCATGAAGATGAACTTCCGCGGCAAGAAGGGTGACACCGTTCATATCCCTGCACCGACCCGTGGTTCGGCTTCGGCTAAAGGGTCGACCGACGCTGTTACGCTGATCGCTGCAAACGAGTCTGAAGTTCAAGTGTCGATCAACAAGCACTATGAGTACAGCCGCTTGATCGAAGACATCGTCGAAGCACAAGCGTTGAACAGCCTGCGTCAGTTCTATACTGCCGACGCTGGTTACGCTTTGGCTCGCCAGGTTGACACCGATCTGATCCAGCTCGGCCGTGCTTTCAACGGCGCAACGATCGGCACCAACGACTACGCTACAAGCAACAGCTCCACCAAAGCCTTCATCGGTTCGGACGGCACCACTGCGTATAACTCGACTTCGTCGAACGCTGCTGCACTGACCGATGCTGCTATCCGCCGCACGATCCAGCGTCTGGATGACAACGACACCCCAATGGACGGTCGTTTCTTCATCATCCCACCATCATCGCGCAACACATTGATGGGCCTGGCTCGCTACACTGAACAAGCCTTCGTGGGCGACGGCAACGCCATCCGCAACGGCGAGATCGGCAACCTGTACGGTATCCCTGTGTTCGTAACCTCCAACGCCGACTTCGGTGCTGGTAACTCGGGCGCTGACCGTATCTGCCTGATGGGTCATCGTGACTCGATGGTGCTGGTTGAGCAGATGGCTATCCGTTCGCAGACTCAGTACAAGCAGGAATACCTCGGTACCCTGTTCACGGCTGACACGCTGTACGGTGTTAAGGCAATGCGTACCGCCGCCACTACAGGCGCGGCGCTTTCCTCGTCGGCATTCGCTCTGGCAGTTCCGGCCTAATTAAACTCCCCCGGCCACTGGTCGGGGGATTTTCAACCTAATTAGGAGAACATCATGGCAAATGCAACTTCCGTGACCGTTCGTGCTGGCAATGACCAGTTTCGCGGTCTTTACTCCAATACTTTTTTGGTTCGCGCTACGCTCGACGCTGATGATTTGGCAGACGGTGCAGGTGACACCGATACCGTAACCGTGCCAGGCGTTGCCTTAGGCGACATGGTGCTGAGTGCTTCGTTGGCAGTTGATGTAGCCGGTCTGATCGTGACCGCTTATGTCAGCGCAGCGAACACTGTCAGCATCCGTTTCCAAAACGAAACCGGCGGCTCAGTCAACTTGGCTTCGTCCGTGTTGCGTCTAGTCGTCGTTCGTTCGTTGGCGTAAGAATCAGGGGCTTCGGCCCCTGATTTGACTTGGAGGCACTATGGTTCCGCAGACTTATCCCTCTACGTTAGCCGGTAACGGCGAACGTCAAATGGTCGTTTTTAAGCTGACTACCTTGACAGGGCTAAGACGCTGGGCGGACTATATACCCGTTAAAACTTCGGTTACGGCGGGGCGATTAAATTCTTATGATGGCAACATCTACGCCAATGTTCTCGGGTCGATTACCGGTAAGACAGCTTGGCTAGACTACATTCCTGTGTATGAGGATACCTCCGCTACTGCCGCATGGCAGGTTAGCGCTAACGGATACATCCCCATCTACGCATAGAGGTTTTATGGCAACTTTTAAATGTCTACAAAGCGGGCAAACAGTTACGTTTACGCTTCCGCACGACATTGACAGTATGAAGGGCCACGCCGGTTACGTTCGTGTTGACGAAGACGCGCCGGTCGAGGAAATATCCCACATTGTAGTCATGCGGCCGCCTGAAGTAGCTCGGCGACCCGGACGACCAAGGAAGATGGAAAATGTCTGATATTGATCCAAGAGAATTCGGCAAGTTAGAAGCTCAGGTCGAGGCGCTGCAAAGCGAAGTTCACGCTATGCGGGGCGACATTAAGCAGTTGCTGGAAATGGCCAACAAATCCAAAGGTGGATTCTGGGTTGGCATGTCGATCGCGTCTGCCTTGGGCGGCGTGATTACGTTTGTTGCAGATCGTCTCTTTCTTAAGGGGTAACATCATGCCGATGGTCGACGGAAAAAAATACGCATACACGAAGAAGGGCAAGCAAGCTGCCGCTTCGGCCAAGATCAGCAAGCTGCGCAAAGAAGGCTACCCGCAGAAGCAAGCGGTTGCAATCGGTTTGAGCATGGCCGGCATGGCTAAGAAAAAGGCCAAGAAATGAAGGCCGGCCTGTACGCCAACGTCAACGCCAAGCGTAAGCGCATTGCGGCGGGCTCCGGCGAGAAGATGAGAAAGCCGGGAACTAAAGGTGCGCCCACCGCGCAGGCGTTTAAAGACTCAGCTAAAACGGCCAAACCGAGGAAAAAATGAAGACACCCGCGTGGCAACGTAAAGCCGGCCAGAATCCAAAGGGCGGCTTGAACGCTACAGGCCGCGCGTCTTATAATGCAGCAACAGGGGGAACCCTGAAAGCGCCAGTTAAATCTGGCGATAACCCACGACGAGCTTCTTTTCTCGCCAGGATGGGCAACATGCCCGGCCCGGAATACAAAGACGGCAAGCCCACACGGCTCTTGCTCTCTTTGAAAGCCTGGGGCGCATCATCCAAGGCGGACGCAAAGGCAAAAGCTACCGCTATATCCGCAAGGAATAAGGCGAAAAGCAAATGACCTACTTAGAACTCGTCAACGATGTGTTACTCCGGCTGCGGGAGCAGACCGTCACTACGGTCAACCTGACAGCCTATTCTCAGCTCATCGGCAAATTTGTCAATGATGCCAAGCGCCAGATCGAGGATGCCTACGACTGGAACGCATTGGGTACTGAAATCACGGTCACCACTTCCGCAAGTGTTTACGAGTATGCATTGACCGGCGCTGGCCAGAAGTTCCGCGTTAGTAGCGAGCCGTTAAACACAACGTCCAACGTCGTCATGAGTAATATCACGGTGGGCGACATGCGGCGCAAGCAGAACCTTCAGCCGTTTGTAAACGCCGTGCCTACGGAATACTGCTTTGAAGGTGTCGACAACAGTGGCAACGCTAAAGTGCAATTGTGGGGTCGGCCTGACGGTGTGTACACCATCAAGTTTTTCTTGACCGTTCCACAGGCAGTGCTGTCGACGGATAGTACGTCGGTGCTGGTGCCGGATGTGCTGGTGGCGCAGAATGCTTACGCCAGAGCGTTGGTCGAGCGCGGCGAAGATGGCGGTCTAAATTCCTCAGAAGCATATGCGCTGTACAGAAGTATGCTTTCTGATTATGTAGCCCTTGAAGCTACCCGCTTTCCTGAGATGCAGGAGTTCGTCGCGACATGACGCAAGCAATTCAAACCTACGGCATTTCAGCGCCAGGTTTCTTCGGCCTGAATACGCAAGACTCGCCGCTCGATCTAGCGGCGGGCTTCGCGTTGACGGCTATTAATTGCGTCATTGATCAGTATGGCCGTATCGGCGCGCGCAAGGGTTGGGACAATCTCAACGCCAGCACGGGCAACCTCGGCTCGAATCCTATCGGCGTCATCCATGAGCTGGTGGTGGCCGACGGCACGTACACAGTCCTGTTCGCAGGTAACAACAAGATTTTTAAGCTGGACGGCAGTAATGCAGTCGTCGAGTTAACTTATGGTGGTGGCGGCACAGCACCGACGATCACGGCCAACAACTGGCAATGCGCGTCGCTTAACGGCATCACGTATTTTTTCCAGATTGGCCACGACCCGTTAATTTACGATCCAGCGGTTAGCACGACAACTTACCGTCGAGTTAGTGAAAAGACAGGTTATGCAGGCACGGTGCCGTCTGGCAATATCTGCATTTCTGCCTACGGTCGTCTGTGGATAGCTAATACGGCGTCCGATAAAGCAACATTGACTTTCTCTGACCTACTGGCTGGCCACGTTTACACCGGCGGCACGTCTGGCACGTTGAACGTGAACAGCGTCTGGCCGAATGGGCCGGACGAGATTGTGGCGTTGGCTGCACATAACGGATTCCTGTTTATTTTTGGTAGGCGTCAGATTCTGGTCTACCAAGGAGCAACTGCGCCGGCCACTATGTCACTAAGTGACACAGTCATTGGTATCGGCTGCATTGCTAGAGATTCGGTACAAGGCACGAACACGGACGTGCTGTTTTTGTCGAACAGTGGCGTGCGTTCGGTCTTGCGTACCATTCAAGAAAAGTCGGCGCCGTTTCGCGATATCAGCAAAAACGTCCGAAACGACTTGATGGGCATTGTGGCCGGCGAAACAGCCGTTAACATTAAGGCAGTTTACTCTGAAGTTAACGCGTTTTATTTGCTGACTTTACCCACTAACAAGTCGGTCTATGTGTTCGACACCCGCACCACGTTGCAAGACGGTTCAGCGCGAGTTACCACCTGGACAGATATCGAACCGACCGCGTTGCTGGCGCGTCGTAACGGCGACTTGTTGATCGGTAAAACGGGCTATGTTGGTAAGTACACCGGTCAAACTGATAACGGTACTTCTTACCGTATGCAGTACTACACGAACCACTCTGATCTGGGTGATCAAAGTATTACGTCCATATTGAAACGCATATCAATCGTAGCGATTGGCGGCACTAATCAATACATTACGATTAAATGGGGTTTTGATTTTAACGAAAACTATTTGTCGCAAAACGTACAGATTCCAAGACAGTCGGTATCAGAATACGGCGTCGCGGAGTACGGTGCTAATGGTGTGCCGGTAGCCGAATACGCAAATGGTATTGCTTTGCAAATTCTACATTCGCAAGCCACCGGCGCTGGCAAGATTGTGCAGACAGGTTATGAGGCTGATATTGATGGATCACCACTATCAATTCAGCGCATTGAAATCCAAGCTAAGAACGGAAGGGTGTCATGACAGACTACGTTAAATCCACAGACTTCGCTGCCAAAGACGCGTTGGCGTCTGGCAACGCAAGTAAGATCGTCAAGGGCACCGAGATTGATACGGAGTTCAACAATATCGCGACTGCCGTTGCGACCAAGGCTGACCTCGCCTCACCGACGTTTACCGGCACACCCTCGCTGCCATCAGGCACTACGGGCGTTACGCAAACATCAACGGATAGCAGCACCAAATTAGCGACGACGGCATTTGTACAGTCCGTGCTAGGTGTTTTATACCCCGTTGGTTCTGTATACATAAACGCCACTAGCAGCACTAACCCTGGAACTTTGCTGGGATTTGGTACTTGGACTGCTTTCGGCGCAGGGCGCACGCTAGTAGGCTTAAACGCCAGCGACAGTTCGTTTGACACAGCAGAAGAAACAGGCGGTTCCAAAGACGCGATTGTTGTTAGCCATACCCATACGGCTACCGTTACCGATCCGGGTCATACTCATACTATGACTCGCGTTCTTACGGATGCAAACACGGACACAACATTTGACGCTGTATCAATTTACGCGACGAGCGACGACGCAAACTATCAAAATAGAAGCACTGAAAGCGCGGTTACCGGTATTTCTGTCAGCAACAGCACAACAGGTTCATCCGGCACCAACGCTAACTTGCCGCCGTACATCGTGGTCTATATGTGGAAAAGGGTTTCATGAAAAATGTTGTGTGCCAATTTTGTAGTCAGATATTTCAAGCTATAAGATCGGATGCTAAGCGTTGCGTATCCTGCAGACAAAAATACCTGCAAGAATACCGGCGCAAAGAAAACACTAAATTACGACGTAAACAAAGTAACAGACGTATACGAGAGCGATTGTTTGCTGGGTATGGGGGAAAATGCGTATGTTGCGGCGAAACAAAATTTGAGTTTTTAGCACTTGACCATGTAAATGGTGGTGGTAGACAAGAACGAAAAACGATGTCCACACAACAAATTGCATTAAGAGCTATACGAGAGGGTTTTCCTCCTGAATACCGTGTTTTATGTCATAACTGTAATCAAGCTATTGGGTGGTACGGCGTTTGCCCGCATGAAACAGAAAGAACGGCATGATTGTTGAAACATTACCCGACCATCAGCTTATCCACCATTTTTCAGACGGCCTGTATGCCAAACAGATTTTCGTACCGGCCGGCGCAGCAATATTGAAGCACACGCATGACTTTAGCCACTTGTCGATTCTGGCTAAAGGCAAAATTGCGGTACTAGTAGGCGAAGATATTGAAATTGTAAACGCTCCGGCGTGTATTGAAATTAAAGCGGGCATCACGCACGGCGTGAAGGCGATTGAGGATTGTGTTTGGTTTTGTATCCACGCAACGGATGAAAAAGATCCGGCGAACGTGGATAACGTGTTGATTAAAGGAGAATGACATGCCTGTTACCGCCGCGCTTATATCGGCAGGGGGTGGACT